AAGTCGAGTCCGGCTAGAGCGTAAATGTGGCTTTTCAGGCGGTGATAGTGGGTCCACTGCATAGTGGCGTCCCAATTCTTACCGTCACGCTCATAAAACCAATTGCTGGGCAAGATGCCTTGACACCCGGCCAAACAATTTTCCATCCATTTCCCAATGTCAACGGAATTCAACCCCGAAGACATGGTGACGGTAAAGACACTACTTCCCACCGTGAAAACTTGGTCTTGATTCCAGACCATTTTCAACGCCTCGGTCAACTGCATGACTTCGATAGCATACGCCTCTTGGGTGGCCAAATCGTTGTGGTATTGGATACAACGCGATTTGCTGGGAGGAGAGGTGTTAAGTTCACGCTTGACCATGCAAAGGACTTTGACAAAAGTGTACAAATCCCATGCTTTCGACTTTACAAACAAAAGCCACTTAGCCAAAGGCCAGCGACGTTTCCATCGTTCAGCAATCCCAGCCCAGACGGAGTCGGGAGGTCCCAAATCACGCTCGGGCATGAAGGTTTTCATCAAAGCAGCAGTGTCCTTAGCAAACTGTTCACCGACATCCAAAGAGGGAGGGTCGATTACAGGCTTGGGGCACCCATGCCTTTCGCAAATGCCGAAGTGACGATTGCAAACACAATTTCTACAGACGTAAACAAAGCTGAAAGCGGGGCCAATATTGTAGGCTCCAGCCTCATCTCTTAAATTACATGCGTGGCGGACAACACGAAGAATCTTGTTTGAAGGATCCAATTTCTTGGGATCGCCTAAACCAAAACACTTGGTGGTAGTCGCACCATCAATACGGTAACACCCTTCCGGAAAATCTGACAGCAACATGCCATCGGAAAACTTAGTCAACTTGACTCCGCGGGAGGTTGTGAAACGTTCGCCTATGTATTTCAACCCATCGTCTGGGATTGGGACAGTAAAGGCTACTGAAATACAATGGGCTAACATTAAAACAAGAAAAAGAATAAAGAAACAAACATAGTAATGGCCTCGAAACGCCAACCGAAACGACAAATAAACACCGGTAAAAGAGAACACAGCAAACGACATGGCCCACATAAAAAACTGTGGTTGAACACGCGCCAATGCCTCAAAGCCAGCTCTCCGATACGCCAGGGTACAAGCTAAATTGAACTTG